TTTTCGTATCCGCAGGGAAAGTGATTTTGTCAACTGTGGCGGAGTAATTTGAATCGTATCCACCAGCAACATAACCAGCGACACCTGAGTTAGCCATTGCAAAACAAGCATTTTTTGCTGTAGTTAAAGTTGCACTAATAATGCTTGTGCTATCGGCAGGAAAAGTAATTTTTTGTATTGAAGAAAAATCAGGGCTATTACCACCAGCAATATACCCAGCGACACCTGAGTTAGCAAAGCCACCTGCATTGGCACGAGCAGGACTTAGAACTGCACTTGAAACAGTTTTACTATCTACAGGGAATGCAATTTTATCTACTCCTGTCAAATATGTAGCGTTAAAGCCACCAGCATAATATCCTGACCTTGCATACGGTGAGGTATCAGCAAAACTAAAAGTAACAGAACCAGTGCCAGCAGTAAAAGTTATTACGGTACGAGTACCAACCGAAGCAGAAGTGTATGTTAAGCCTGAACCGATAGTCAGAGTCATATTTTTTTGATAACTTAAAATGACCACACCTGAGCCGCCTGCAGCACCAATCAAATAACTATTACCGTTTGTTCCACCACCACCACCGCCACCTTTATTTACACCACCAGCCTGTGGACTCGTATCAGGGCTATTTATGCCACCATTTCCACCACCACCTAAACCGCCTGTGCCTGACGCTGTTCCTTCTCCCGTGTTTTGTTTGCCACCACCACCACCACCTGCGTAATAAACATTTGAGCCAGTAATGTTTATTGCAATACCGTCACCACCGTTGCCACCTTCGGCAACTGAGGTTCTATACCCTGACGAGCCAACTGTTCCAGCACCGCCACCACCTGACGGTGCACTAGTTGTTTGTGAACCGCCTGCGTTACCCTGACCGCTAACTCCTGTTCCTGCTATTGAACTTGTTACTGCTGATGCACCGCCACCCGAACCACCGTTGCGACCACTACAAACACCGCTACCGCCTCCGCCACCACCGCCACCGCCTGTTGCGGAAAAAGATACACCAATACCGATTATTGATGAGGAAGAACCATCGTTGCCAACCGAACCTGCACTGACTTGTGCACCACCAGTTCCGACAGTAATCGTGTATGGAGAACCTGAAACTATTTTTGTTGTGCCATAAAGTAATCCTCCAGCACCGCCACCGCCAGCAAAACCGTTAGTAAAGTTTTCTTGACCGCCTGAACCGCCACCAGCAACTACGAGATAATCAACAGTATTAACACGACTAATCCAGTCGCTTAGATATGTTGAAACCCTAGTACGAGGTGCGTGCGGTCTTGGCACAAAAACCTAAACAGTAATCTGGTTTACATACCCATGCAAACAAATAACGTTTGCTGTACCAGCAAACGCTTTAACAACAAGCGGAGTTGCATTACCCTTAATCAACAAACCAGGAATGACCAGAACAAGACCCGACTCAGCCGTAACAGTCAACTCGATGTTGCCATCAGGGGCAGTAGCCTCGCCCCACTCAATCGTCAGCTTAACTGACGAAGCAGAACTGTTTACTGCGTAAATCCAAACCTCATCAAGAGTTGTAGCCGTAGCCGAACCTGTATGAATCGTTGTACCAGCCGTAGCAGTTGCAGCAACCTTGACGGCTTTGCCATCTGTGCTGCCTGAAAGAATTTTTTTAGTGAAAGTCGTTGCCATGTTATTGTCTCCTAATCAATGGTTAAACCGTTACTATCCGAATAGAACTTCTTCTTCAACATTGTAGTCACCGAATATTTCTAGCTCCAACCAGTCCATGATGTCGCCCTCATCGAAACCGGCAAAGAATGACTCATCGTTGAAGTAGCTGTTAAACAGGTCGCCCAAGGTGTCACCAGTGGCACCTTGGTCTTTGAGGTACTGGTAAGCCAAAGTACCACGGTTCTCTAGGCCACGCTCAACCCAAAACGTGTATAGCAAGTCGCCAAGCGTCTTGCCAGCATCAGGATACAGGTCAACGAGTCTTAGATAGATTGCGTCGTTAGTTGTCGTAGCCATCACACCACCTTTAATCCTCTTCTAGATTTCTCATGTGCAGCAATTTGCCCAATCAGCTCGTCGAGTTCTCTATCAGTTAATTCGTTTGTCTTCTTAGTAGACTGAAGCGTTACCGTAGGCGGTAACATGCGGTTTGTGGCCTGCAGATAGAGTTGCGCAGATTTTGTGTCTCCTTCTAGGGCTTTGTCGTAAAGTGTGTCCAGAAGCTTTTGTGTGCGTTCTGGTGAGCCTTGTATGTCATCTACCCGTTTCTTCCATTCGTTGAGGAAGACTTCTTTCTTTTGCCAGCGTCGTAGTGTGGTTTCGTCTATTGTGTGTTCTAGCGCGTACTTTGCTTTTGAAACTGGCACACGCTCCGATGGAGCGGTGCACAGCCAGTCTAAATAGTTTTGTTGCGGAACCGTTAGAGTCATTTCTTCGTTGTTTGCCATCACTATGTGTACGAACTGTTACATGTAACGCTTGGGGGGGACTATAGGGGGGGGAAACGAAAACACCACGTTTCCTGTTTCTGTCAATCGACAACGCCTTAAGCGTTGGCGATTGAGACGTACACAAGGTTAAATAACTATGGCAAAAACAGCAGCTTGGCAACGCAAAGAAGGAAAGAACCCAGCAGGCGGACTCAACGCTAAAGGCGTTGCGTCCTATCGTGCGGCAAACCCTGGGTCTAAGTTAAAGATGGCAGTAACAACAAAACCTAGCAAACTTAAGCCGGGGTCAAAAGCAGCCAACCGTCGTAAATCATTTTGCGCCAGAATGGGTGGCATGCCAGGCCCAATGACAAAACCAAACGGTAAGCCAACACGCAAAGCGTTGGCGTTAAAGAAATGGAACTGTTAATGGCGTCAAAACCTGTGTGGAAAAAAGAAAGACCTAAATCTTTAGGCAAATCTAAAAAATTATCACCAGCAAAAATATCGGCAGCAAAAACTCGAGCCGCAAAAGCAGGAAGACGCTACCCAAATCTTGTAGATAATATGTGGGCATCAAAAAACTAAAAAATAACGTGTAATATTTTTAATTAAGGTACCCTTTTAAGTTGCTAGGTGCCCCCCTTTGGGGTATCAATATTTTTAAAAACTAGTTAGACGCGGATGCGCCGATGCCATCCATATGCTAACTGTAGCCGTGCCCCCCCAGTGCCCCCCATCTGCTCGTAGCGGGAACACCAGACCACCCCGTCCCCCACCCAGACCCCTTACGATGCGCCCACATACGCTTAATGAGCATACGCTCATACACGTATGTGACCGCACCGTCCGCACCGCCCGCAAGTGAGCCGACACCAACACAAACCAAGAGAAGCGTGCGGTGCAATAACCCACACCCGTGCGTCACCAACGGCAGTGAGTCGTCTGTGCGTTGGCGTCTACCTATAGGTCAAGGTCAAGGGCAAGGGTTTGTTTAGGGGGATTTTAATATCTTACCGCAGTGCCACTATTCGGTGGTTACTGAACTATTGCCTGTGGGCAGAAAGAAGGACAGTTATGTTCGGAGACAAAACTATGGAAGCGTTCACACCAAGTGAAGTTGGTGAGGACGAGTTGCTTGAAATCGCACGTCTTGTTCAGGAATGTTCTGAATGTGGTGGCGAGTTTGTTGGTGCAGGTTTTCCTATCGGCGTTGAAGGCTGTTGGATTAGTGCGCCTAATTGTGGCAACTGCTACGGATATGTGAACGGCGTTCCTGAGTCAGACCGATAATTGCTATCCCCAACCCCACAATCGTGTGGGGTTGGGTTTAAGCCACCATTGGTGGCAGAAAGAAGGTTGTTGTGAAGGTATTCAATAAACGAGAGTCGAATGTGCCACACTCTGCTGTGTATGTGGGTCGCCCAAGTAAGTGGGGTAATCCATTCACTATGCGTGGTGAAGGTGATAGAGCAAGAGTTATTGCCGAGTTTCGTCAATATCTCTTGAATTCACCAGAATTGCTGAAGCAATTAGGTGAATTGAAAGGTAAGGATTTGGTGTGTTGGTGTGCTCCTAAAGCGTGCCACGCTGATGTATTGGTTGAATTTGTTGAGAAAGGGGGTGAGTGATGAATATCGGTTGGGCTTTTATGGTTCCTGTGTTGGTTATGGTTTTAATTGATTGGTTTCGTGGGGGATTTTAATACCTTACCCCACGGTTCAAGGTTACTGTTACAACAATTCGGTTGTGACAGCCAAAACACGGATTCGTCCGTAGAAAGAAGGATAGTAATGTTGGAGTACCTGCTAGAACAAGAATACACGATTGACGAATATGAGTTGGATTCAACTGAAGTGTCATCTAATGAGCCAATGGCTGACTTGATTGAGATGCTTGATGAGCATTACGGCGAGTGGCTTTACCGTATCATTGACCAGTATCCAACACAGACTCTATGGTCATATGTTGATGAACACGGCGCTGTTGGTGCGTTTGAGTTAATCCTCGGTCAGCAAGACCCAACGAACTTGCTGTAGAACTGCCATCCATTGGTGGGTCGCCCCTTTGGGGCGCGACCCACCAATTCAATCCTAAAAGAAAGGTTGTTATGAAACTTGATTTATCTAACATCAAGAGAATCCCTAAGCGTGCCACAGTTAAGTCTGATGACGCTTTCGAGCGTGATGCTAAGAGCAGACAGCGTTGGCTTGACGACAGCGATGTTGTTCACGAAGTTGATGAGTTACTTGTCAACTCTAAGCCTGCTGACGAACCTGATGAACTCAGGGCGATGCTGAATCAGAATGTTGAGCCTGACTATTTGGACTTGTATTGTCCACCTATTAGTTCAGGTTCACACATTTGTCAAGACCCTCACTTGGTTGCTTTGGGTTGGACTATGGGCAAGAAACGAGCCGTAACTAAGGCTGAATAAGTTCTTCGCCTTGCCCCCCCGCGTGCGCGGGGGCAAGTCAAAGAAAATAGTAATAAACAAAAAATAGATTCTCTTGAAAGGAGAACATAATGTCAGCGAACAAAAAACAGAAAACGACAGAAACAACCACTTTAATTGTGGCTGGAGTTAGCAAACAAGGTCCGAAATCAACTTCAGTATCTTTTGTTACTGTTGATGGTGTACGCCCTTGGGCTTGGTTACCAAACGAGTTGGTAACCGCGCACAATATCCGTGCTGGAGTGACACTGAATGTGACCGAAGTGGTTGCTATGGGTGACACACAATCAACATACACATCTGACGGTATTGAGTATGAACTCAAGACACCTAAGCAACAACTTATGCTTGGCGGTCAGATGAGCATTACTCAGCCAGAGTTTGTGGCGGTAAGTAAATTGACTGTTGTTTGATAAACACCAGAACAAGATGACAGCGGGTTGGGTTGGGCGTAAGCTCAACCCGGCCCGTTTATCTTTTGCTAACTTGGAAAACTGCGGTTTGCTATTGTTGTCGTCTTGGGTCGCTAAAGCGACGACGACAACACCTGACAGCAAGTTGCGTGTAATGTCTAGGGAACACCAACACCAACACCAGAGCAGAGCAGGGCAACACCAGCCCCTTTGCTCTTTTTGCGGTCGGGGTTCATTTGCTCGGGTGTTGCAATTTTTGTCAAGGACTTTATTTTACTCGGGTGTTGCAATTTATTTGAAAGGATGTTATGGCATTTACATACAGAATACGACTTTTAGTTCAATACGAAATTAAGGCAAATAGTTTTAATGAAGCATTAGGTAAAGCTGGTGAAGCTTCGTTAGGGCAAAATAATGCTGATGCCAAAAATGCTATGTGGCATTACATAAATAGTAATGAAAAAAGATATATGTTAGTTAATAATGAATTAGTTGAGGTTGAAACGTTTGGTAAGTTCCCAAAGCTTACTGTTATTGAGCCTGAGTAATCCATTTGCTTGTCCCCCGCGTTCCGCGGGGACAAGCAAATGTCATCATCATATAAACATTAGATAAACAAAGGGGTATATATGCCAGGTATAGAAAATAGAGGTCCTATCGATTGTTGGGATTGTTCCGACACAGTAGACAGAAATGATGCAGTGTATTCTGGTGGCAGTTGGTATTGTCAAGGTTGTTATGACAATATGGATTCTGATTCTGATTATGAATCAGATGATGACAATTCAAGTGATGATAATGAGAGTTCAATCAATTCTTATGGTTATCATCCTACTCCAAGGTTTTGGGATTTTGTTGATAATAACACAACAGTATCCATGAACTCTAATGCCACAAAAATTAAACCTTATGTTGGTATTGAACTTGAAACTGAAGATAAAGACAATGGTGGGTGTTCGTTAAACAGGGATGCAAGTTATGTAAGTAATTTGACTAATGGATTAATTTATGTTAAAGATGATTGTTCTTTGCGTAATGGTTTCGAAATGGTTTCGCATCCAATGTCGCTTAATTTTGTTCACAATAACACAGAGTCTATTCGTGAGTCTTTGCGTTATTTGCGTAAAAAAGGTTATCGTGCATGGACTACATCTAATTGTGGCCAACACATCCATATATCTAAAAATTCATTTATCAATCCTCAACATGAGATGAAGTTTTTGTATTTCATTTTTAGAAATAAAGAAACTTTAATCAATTTTGTTGGTCGTAATTCTCAGTATGCGCAATATGATTTGGATGCTTTTCTTGGTGCTAGTGATGAGTATTGGCATGGGCCTAAGCCAACTTTGATGGAAGTTGCTAAAGGTGTTCGCAAGAATGGTGATTATGTTCCCGGTCAAACTTACCGTAATTTGGCTGTTAATAGGTTGAATGAGCATACGCATGAGTTGCGTATTTTTAGACCTTCTTTGCGTTATGAGACTTTGTTGTCTTATATCGAGTTTGTGTATTGTTTGTTTGAGTACACAAAGGAAATTACTGCTCATCAAGTTGTTAAAGAGAATGCTATTAATAATTTTGATGGTTTGGCTAATTATGCTCGTAGTTTTCCTGATGTTTATCCAAATTTTATTTGGAAAATGCATACGCGGCCTAATGTGTCTAAAGCACCTGATGGTTGGGTAGATAAACCTAGTAAAGATAAAAAGGAGAATAAATAATGTGTTTGTTAACTTTAATGCCTGATGGTGTAAATATTGATTATGATAAAGCGCGTCAAGCCGCAAAATCAAATCCTGACGGATTTGGTTTCGCTATTCATGCTAAAACTGCAATTATCAAAGACCATGATATGGATTTTGAAAAGTTGTGGCTTCGGTGGGTTGATTTGAGACAAACTTATACGGGTGCTGCGTTGTTTCATTGGCGTATTTCAACTCATGGTACAACTTCTATTGATAATTGTCATCCATTTAATGTTGGTGATGATGATAAAACAGTGTTGGGTCATAACGGTATGTTGCCAATAACTATGCCTGTTCATGATAAACGTTCTGATACAAAGTTGTTTGCAGAATATGTGTTACCAAAATTGGGTGGTGTTACCGCATTAGATAACGAAACAACGTTTAAAGAAATTGAAACATGGGCTACTGGTTCTAAGTTGGCGGTGTTGACTGTTAATCCTAGTTCTCAAGCTGATTGGTATATTCTTAATGAACCTGCCGGTCATTGGTTCGAGGGAATGTGGTGGTCTAATAGTTCGTACAAAAAAACTTATCCAATATCTTATGTCAATTATGGTTATACAGGTTCTGGTTATACAACTTCTGCTAGTTCGTACACAAAGGGATACGGGGGTTATGGTACTGCTACTTGGGATTTAGATGATGAAGAAGAATTTGACTCTTATAACGCCCATAATTTTAGTCAACAAGAAGTTATGCAGTATGTAGAAAATGAGTTGTATGACGATGATGACATATTAGACAAGATTCATATTTTTACAGAATACACAAATCCTGATTTTGCTAAAGTTACTTGTTATAACTGTGGTGCAATTTATTATGTTGATGCTTTAGACCATAGTGCTACGCATTGTGGTGATTGCAAACAATGTTTAGCGTGTTCTGGTGATAAATGTAATTGTTGGAATAACTATGAGTATGAGCAATCGTTTCTTATGTGGGATGAAAAGAAAGGGCAAGTTGATGTCAAAAAGAAATAAAATAAATTATAAACGACGCAAAAAAATGCGTCGTAAAGTTAAAAGAATGGATGCTAATTGGCCGGAAGTGTTGGCTCAAATAACTGTTGAAGACATCAAGGGAGGTAAGTAATATGTCTATTAGATTAGTTTCGGAAGAGCAAATTCGGTTTGATGTTGATGTTGAAACATACAATCGTATTGTTCGTGATATTACTAACAAAGTTATGGATTCAACCATAGAGTATGCGCAATCTATTGTCAATAATGCAATAGGTGACGCAATAATAGCCAGAGTTGCACAATGTATTGATTACAACAATATTGCCGGACATCTCGATTATCGGCGTGTTATTGAATACAGCAAAACACATATTATTGCAGCTCTTTTAGAAGATGAGCGTTTCAAAACTTTATTTCAACGTGGTATCAATACTGCAACTATTGGGTTTATTGATGAAACTGTTGAGCGGGTAACTACTAGGTTAGAAAATCAGGAAGGAGAAGCATAAATGTCTATAAAGATTAAATCTTTTAGTAAAGAAAAATTATACCATACAAAGTATTTAAATACTTTGCGGATGATAGAAAATGGCAATTTACTTATGGGTGAGTTGTTTAAACGTATTTCTGATTCGGAATTTGGTTTAACTCTTATTGAGTGTGCCAAATCTGAGGACAGAATCAAAATGAATGAAACAAAAATAAGGTTGGACATGATGCGTCTTGACGGACACATCATGTTAATTGAAGGTAGATATTACATCACTATGCATATTGAACTAGAGGAACAATAATGACATTCATATTAAAAAACGCAATCAAAATAGAAAAACAAATTAATGCTAAATTGTCACGTAAAAAAGACCCTTTTGGTGTTACTAAAGCTTCTTTGTGGCTTTTAGATGATAACAATAAAATTAAGTCTGTAAAAGAAAATAATGATGTTTATGACATGCTCAATGATTTTGATACTTTAGAAAGTATCAAAGATTGTGCATCTTTTACTATTCTTACTGCTGGTTGGGCTGCACCATTAAGTAAAACCGATGATGATACACCGCCTTCACAGCATCCACAAAAACGTCGGGTTAGGTTGATTGTGCACGCAACCGAATTTGGTGTTGCAAGTGTTATGCGTTTCAAAGATAAAGCAGATGAAATTGTTACTGATGATGGTGAAGCTAGAGGTTCTTTGGCTGAAGCTGTTATGGATTTGATGGATAAAAAAGTAAATTATTATATAAAAAGGGAAGGTGTTTGATGGAGTCAACTAAAGAAAAGTTTGTTCGGGAGTTTACTGAAGCGTTTGCTAAGTTTAATATAAAGATAACACCATTAACTTTTGATGAAGCGTATATGACTAAAGCACAAAAAATAGAAATGTTAGTTAGAACTATTGACGAAATAAACAAAGAAAACACAAATGATAACCAATAAAGATTGTCTAGAAAATAACGAATCAGGAAAAATAACCAAAGGTGATGTGTTTGGTATAATTGATTATCTTCATGATGGGTTAGGTGACTACATTGAAAATAGTGGTGGTCGCCCATATGACGATGATGAAATATTAAACATTCGTAACTGGGTTATGCGATGCAGTGTATGGCTCAATCAAAAAATAAAGGAGATGGAATGACTATTATCAGCGTAGGATTCGACGGAGAAGATGCGACAGCGTGTATGCCACATCTAAAGGGCATACTCTCCAACATTGCATTGTCATCTATTGATGAATTATTAACTTCATATCTGCGTGAAGCAGGTTGTGAAATAATGTCCCAACTCTTGCATAACGAAGGTTGGGGCATTGAAGGTGCAAAGTATCAAGAGTCGCAAGAAAAAATGTATTATGACTAAAGAAATCACTAATCCTTATCGCAGATGTTTGTGTGCTGAATGGAATAACGATGATGGCACTTGTTCATATTGTGAGTGGGAAGAAGAACACAGCAACGAAGGAGATGATGATGAGTAGTTCATATCAAGAAGCAATAAGATTTAGAGATGAAAATGTTTCTAGAGAACTAGAACCAATTTATGCTAAAGCTAATTGTAAAGGAAAAGATAATAGTATATTTTTTCCAGTACAAGGTAAAGGGATGCCTTCAGTACAACCTGGTAAACCGTTACATGAAGCGTTCACTATATGTAACGAATGCGTTGTTAAAGAAGAGTGTTTTAACTTTGCATTAGCCCACGAATGTGTCGGCGTTTGGGGCGGACGTTACTTTAGCTTAATTGGCTTATCCAATGTAAAAATAAAGGAGAATGCAGTATGAAATACGTATTATCAGTAATTTTTGTAACGGTTATGAGTGTAAGCAGTATGGTTTTTTCGTTGGCTATACCAGCAGATGAGTTACCTGACCCTGTGTATCCTTCTACGGAAGGATACATTGACCCGGACCCCAGCACAACAACGACCATGTCTGCAACAAGACCTATCGTGATTATGACACCGTGTGAAAAAGTTCGGGAGTTGGCTCGATTAGTTGGTTGGCCTAAAAAAGAATTAGACACATTGGTCAAGATTGCTAATCGGGAATCGAGGTGCGCACCTAAGGCGTACAACAAGACAAGAAATACAGATGGCTCTGAAGACTATGGGTTGATGCAAATCAACGATTGGTCTTGGTGTAAACCTAATAAATATTACGCAAAAGGCTACTTACAACAGCTCGGTATCATAAAAACTTGTGATGACCTTTTTAATCCTATATTAAACTTAACCGCTGCATATGCATTGTTTGAGTACAGCGATAACACATGGGAGCAATGGAATCCGTAAGAATGCTTGACAGACCTACACAGCATTGTTATACTGCCCCTTAGGGGGCCACAACAAAACAATCATCACGCCAACCGTAGGGTCGGCGTGATATAGTGTACTAACAGAAAGAAGGGGACTATGAAAATTGATGAAACTAACAAGCGTGTGTTGGTTAGACAATCTTGGTTAAAAGATATGTTGCTGTGTCCGGAAAGGTCCCGTTTCAGTGTTGTTCAACCTGAGTTCAGAACGCAGAACGATAGCGCAGCTATCGGTACTGCTGTGCACGCAGGTATTGAAGCAGTTTTAACTCAAAGGTGTTCTGCTGCTGACGCACCAGATGTGTCTCTAATTCGTTTTAAAGAAATGGAACAAGAGGGTGTTCGGCATACAAATGTTAATCCTGAGTCTTGGCATCAATATGTTGTTGGACTTACACAAGCTTGGGTTAATGATATTATGCCTCAAGTTCCTTCGGGTGGTGCATCTGAAGTAAAATTTGAAGTACCAACAGGTCAGTTCGTTAATGGGTACGAACTTTGGTTTGAGGGCACTATGGATTATTTGCATCAAGATGGTGCGTGGGATTGGAAAACTTCTGCCCGTAAATATTCTTTGTTGGAAAAACAGTCGCAAGATATTCAGTCTTCGATATATACTTATGCTGGCAACAAATTGGGTGTTATACAAGAAAAGTCAGTTTTCAAATTTGGTGTTATGATTCGTACAAATAATCCGTACGGTCAAATAGTTTCTGTGAGCCGTTCAAAAGCTCACGGTGATTTTGTCGTTAAGCAAGCACTGTCGGCTGTTGCCTATAGTTTTGCGATGACAAATAATACAGGCATACCAACGGATGAGCGTTGGCTAATAAATGACCAACACTACTTGTGCTCTCAGCGCTGGTGTCCGTGGTGGTCAGTATGTAAGGGTGCTCACATAAGTGAGCCAGACAATCAACCGGAGGTTGAATAATGGATAAGGACAGGGCAATTATCACGCAAGTTGCAGCTAAAATCGCTGCAGACTTGGTTAGTAAAGAAGGAAACACTGATGCAAAAGTTGGCGAGTTTGCAACGTTGTTTTCAAGTGTTAAAGAAATTATTTTTGAGGCCATTGATGAGATGAGCGCTCAAGCACCAGCACAAACACAAGCAAATGTGTATGAGATGGTTAAGAAAACATTTAATGCAACGCCAGTCGAAAGTGGTTCCCCTTCTACCTCTGGCGAGGCGTTGCAGATTATTGGAAAACAGCATGGTGATTTACCTGATTGGCTTATCAAAGCGTGCAAACGTGATGGTGTAACCAAGGTGTATGACAACCGTGACGGGCTAGCAGTTAATGCAAAACGTCCTTGGTTCAAGTCTGTTGAAGGTGAAAAAGCTTATTGGGCTCCAAAGACTAGAGCGTAAATGAAATTAACCGCAGAACAAATATCTGCGGGTTGGGACACGGTGGGGAATCAAAGTTCCCCACCGATTAGTCCTCCACCAGAGTACAGATTGTATGAGCCGCTTTCAGAGGCGGCTCATTCTTTTGTACGGTGGGCACAAAGCCCGCAAGAACGAGTGCACCTAGGGTTAGCAGAAATAGATGCAGAGATGCGTGGCATTGCTGCAGGCGAAATGGCAATGATGTTGGGGTTTGCGCATGGTGGCAAGACATTGCTACTACTACATTCTTTACAGCAGAACCGTGACAAACACATTGCAATGTTTATCCCTGATGAACCACGCCAATTAGTGTTAACTAAACTTACATGCATGTTTCACGGCATCGATGCTCGAGAACTTGAGCGTCGTGTTGCAATGGACGATAGAGAAGCAATAGATTTGCTTAGGCAAACCGCAGAAGAAAATTTCCCACATCTAGCAGTCTTTGACCAGCCATTAACGGCTTTAGATATGGAACGCGCGTATAACGAAGTGTGTGATGTGTGGGGACAAATCCCTGACCTACTTGTTGTGGACTATCTAGACCTTGTGCAAGCAGGGGAAACAGTTCCTGACAAAGCAGTGTTTCTCAAGTCGTTTGGCAGACGACATGATATTCCACTTTTGGTGTTGCATCAAACATCTCGTCATGCTGGTTCAGATGGTGCAAAGCTCACTATGTCATCTGGTGCTTTTGGTGGTGAACAACAAGCCACTGCTGTTATTGGTGTCAGGCGCAAAAAGTACCAAATCATGGCTGAAATAAATGAGTTGATGTTTAAGTTAGATAAAACTCATTCAGAGAAAACATTAGAGCGGTTAGATTCGTTAAGGTATGATGCCAAGATACATGAGTACACTCTTACTATAAACTTGTTAAAAAACAAAAGGCCAGCAGGTCAGTTGCTAGATGATATTGATTTTGAAATAGATTTGAGAACTGGTCGTTTGTCAGCTTTAACAAATGGTGATTTGCCTGAACAGTATTTAAGAAACTTTCATGAAAGATAACTCTGTTTTAATTCAGGACTTTGCAACCTTGTTCCAAGGCCGTACAGATGTGTACGGCTCTTGGGAAGGTGGTTGTATTAAAGAACCTGTTGATGAGTCGCGGTTCACAAAACATCTGTGGGGTCAAGAATACATCGGCATATATCCGCTGTTAGATAACAACACGGTGATGTGGGGGTGTTCAGACATTGATGTGAACGACATTGACCAGGCGCGTAATATACAGCTTGCGTTAAAAATAAAAGGGATAACATCTTGGGTTGAGCAAACTGTTAAAGGTTTTCATGTGTGGGTGTTTGTTGACAAACCAATAGAAGCTTGGATTATGCGGCGAGCATTACTCGCCGCACATAACGCAGTTAAAGTACCTGCAAAAGAAATCAACCCCAAACAAGAAGAAGCATCAGGTTATGGGAACTATGTTCGTTTACCATATCCGGGTGATTTGTTTGAATCAGCAAAAGTTCGATACATGTTGGATAGTAACGACAATCGTATGAGTCTTGAAGTTTTTCTTATAGATGCAATGCAAAGCAGAACAGTTCAAGAGTTGTTGACACCTTTGGCAAACATGTATGTGCCTAAGCAACCAGCAATAATTAGTGGCTCTACCCCACCAATGCCAGTTGATATAGCAAAAACGTTGTTGACTCCTTACACGTTAAAAATGTTTCTTAATGGGCCATTGGCTGATTCAGACCGTTCAGGAACGCTTGTAAGGCTTGCGTATCGCCTTAGGTCTGATGGTGTGCCACTACAGTTGGCTTATGGTATTATCCGTACAGCAGATATGCAATGGGGTAAATTTCATAATAGAGAAGATGGAGAAGAACATCTAATGAAAATTATTTCCGATGTGTACGGCGAATGATTCACAAACAAACTTTTAATTTTAGACCTAAAGCTAAACAACGTCCACGTATGACTCGAACAGGTCGTACATATACGCCTACACAAACTAAAGAATATGAACAAAGTATTGCTGACGCTTATTCGGGTGTTCTGTTTGCCGAAGGGCCACTTCATATTACTTTAATATTTGATAACGATAAAACTGAAATAACTATTCAGTCAATGCAGAACGAAAGTAATCCATCAAAATTGCGTGGAGATATAGACAATTACGCTAAGTCGGTTCTTGACGGGCTAAATGGTGTAGCGTACACAGATGATAGACAAATTGTTAGTTTGGAATTGAGGAAGTTGTGAAAGAATCTAGATGGGATATCCCGGCTACAGGTAAATACAACTTCAAAACTGACTTGGCTTTTGGCAAGAAAGGTGAAGACCAAGTTAAACGATTCCTGCAGGGAATCGTTAACGGTTCATTTGAGGTTAAGTCTGACCGTTACCGTAATGGCAGAATGGTTGTAGAAATAGCTCAAAACCCTAGAAAGCATGGTTGGAAAGACTCTGGGTTAATGGTAACAGAAGCACAGTGGTGGGTCTATGTGTATACTTTAAATGAAGCAATGATTGTTATATCAACCGATAGATTGAAGCGTTATATTAAGACATTACCAGAATCAAGAATAAGATTGTTTGCGGAGGGCAGCAATAACCCAGCGAAAGGTTATTTGTTGTTACCTGAAGAAGTGATGCCACTTCTTTATCATTCCGCACACGATGGCAATGTCGAAGAGTGATATACCTCAAGACAACAATGTCTTCATCACATCTTATCTAAATAAACAACGTCCACAGACGATGATGGAAGCGTTAATGCTTTCAATATCTGATGTAGTAGAAGAGTCAATTGAGGAATTACAGCCGTTACGAGAAGCTGTCGCCATGTGCATTGAACAACTCAATGAACAGGACCAATTCATTGTGAACGCAGTAAACAGTGAGTTCATATCTTTTGATGAGCTTGGCAAACGCCTTGGCGTTTCCAAGCCACACGCATGGCGTTTAAAAAACAATGCCTATGCTAGACTGCAGCAATTATTAACAATGCATCCTTTAATTAGAAAGAAGGTCAGAGTGGTTAACACATGGGAACAATCAGCTAGTCAATGGGTAATGCATATTGCATCATTTGCTGGAGAACCAAAAGAAGCAGATACCAAAAAGTTGGATACGTTGTGCAACTCTGGAAGAATATGTTTGTTTGAAGCAAACGAAACTCCTGTTTCGTTGCTTTGGACAGAGATAGCAATACAGGCAATTCAGGAGTTGCGTTTAAAAAATGAATGGGATTCTGGTGAAATGAGTACATTGTTGGCTCGAAAACAACATGATTATGGCCATAAAAATATTCTTAAGTTTGGCATGCAGGGTGTTCTTGTTCGTTTGTCTGACAAAATTGAGCGGTTAATTAATTTAAAAACACATAAATTTGAAGCAAAAAATGAATCCCTTCTAGACACGTTACGAGACATTGTTGGCTATTGTGTAGTGGCATTGATGCTTAACGATGAAACATTTAGTTTAGAACTAGGAGAAAATTATGCGAACGAGTCAATTGGTGATTGGATTTGAAATGCCGGTCAATGTTGCAGAGATTGCTAAAATATTAACTGAACATTATGGTCCAGTAGATGTTGGGCAAGGCATAATGGAAAATGGATTAAACACTAATTGTTTGTATGTTCATAATGCTAAAAAGAAAAAACATGTCAAGTGAAAATTCTCAAGACTGGATATATGACATTATTCCAGCCAATCAAATTGAGGAAATGGAAACCAGTGCAGAAGTCGTTGAGCGCAACTTAAACAATGGAGTCAACATTGTTCTTAGTGCAAGCAATGATAGTGCAATTAAACTTTGCCGTTCGTACGCTAAAGGCAAACATGGAAGCATCAAAGATTGGATGCACATTGTTCAATTTATGGATTCTTTTATTGGAGCAGTTGAACAACATTTAGTTCAGGAAGATATTAACCCCTATGAATAATACAAAATGGAGTAATACAATATGAGACCAGTAATTGTGCTATGGACAGATGCATATTCGGAAGACGAGTGGATGAATTTAGATGCTTACTCACCTAAACCGGAAACACCCAATGTCACCATTGGCTACATTGTGCATGACCAAAACAACTATCTACATGTTGCGTCCACAATCGACCAAGACGGCAGTAACTTCTGCGGTACTATGGCAATACCACATGAAATGATTATTTATGTTGCACCGTTAAGTATGGGCATACTCCAACCACGGTATGGAGATGATATGCATTTCCAAGAGTATCTAAAAGGCAAGTTTTCTCAACGCCCTGAAATTATTAGTTTTTTAAATCCTGAGGAAACAGTTTCAGAAACGCTTCCCGAACCTTCACCTTCGAGTCCGATAAAAGCGGACTGAGTTCTATGTGGAGCCAGTCACCGTCTGGCGCACCATGAATTGTTAGCTTAGTGTAGTTCTCCCAAGTATTCCTAGTCCACTTAAACCCACGCCCAAAAGGCTTAGGGTTGTAGTCCAGTATCATCTCGATACCCAACACATCGTTGTGTCGGACAAGAAAGTCTGCAATGTGTTCTGCCATCTTACGCCCATCACGTCGCCCTTTAGTTGGTGTTTTACGATAGCTAAGGTCCACTGCACGTCCTGTAGCGTGCACAGATAGGTTGTCTGACCCTCTCATGGGCCTGTTTACGAAGGTGCCGTTGTTCCACAACGCACCTTCGCTGAAATAAACAAGATGTTTAATTAGTTCAGTTAATCCAGGCCGTTCACCTGAACCGACTCCGTCGCTGTTGCCTGTGTATACTTTTTTCATTATGGCTCCTTAATTTTTTTGATTGGACTTCCAAAGAAACTTAACCACGCATTAATTTTGGCATCACCATAAGAGTTAAGCAATCTATCGCCAGTTGCTACAGGCACAACAAGTCCTTGCAAAAAATTTACAAGCCTATCTTGAGGTGTTGCAATTTCTTTATCATTGAACAAGTTTTGTCCCATAACTTGTTCAATTGGAACTCTAAATAATGGGTTAAGGTTTGTTCCCAATTTTTTAGGGTTCTGGAACTGTTCTAATTGTTGTTGAACTCTTGTAAAGTTTAAGTCCGGTGCAGCGTAAGCCCCAACACCCGGGATTCTGAATGCTCCAACTTGTGTTAACCATTGTGGCAAAGGTCCACGCTGTTCTGCTTCTTTGTCTCGAAGATTACGAACCATACTGTTGTAAATCAAATATGGTTTAGGGTTTAGATACATGTTTTCAATTTGTAAAGGCAAATTTCTTGAAGTCCACAACCAGAACGGAACAAATTGTTTTGCTACTTTATCCATCTTGGACAAGTCTTCGTAATCAAAATAAAACTTACGAACTCTAGCTGTAGCAAATTCACGGTTCATGCCTTGTTTGGCACCGTCAAAACCAAGAAGGAAACGTGAAAAGTTGTCTGACTGTTGACCCCATTTTTGTGAGAAACGTGTCAGTTTGTTGTCATAAAGTTTGCTGCCTTTAACAACTTGATGAAAAATGTCTCCATAAATGCCACCACCAGAACCAAGCATTGCATCTCGACCAATCATTGCTGCAGCATGATGTTCTAAAGGAACTTCGGTTTTAAGAAAGGTTTCCCATGGAATACCTTTCTTGTATGCTTCAATCCATTTGAAGTGAATATCTGTTGCTACTTTAATGTTTTCCATTTTGCCACCGGCAAGAACATATTGAAAAGCATTACCTATCGCATTACGAACATGAAAGCCTGGTGTTAGTGTTGCATAAGCTTTATGGAATTTGGTAAACCCACCAATGTATTGTGATAGTTCTGAAACAAATTTAGGGTTAGAAAAGTATTGGGCATTACCCCAAACATCTTTAAACTCTTGGCTAACAACAAGTGATGGATATTTTTGACCAAGCTGCGACCAACCATCCGTGAGAGCAACTCTTGTTGCTTCACCGATGTTAGGTAAAGGTCCAGACACAGCATTAGTAGTTGGAAAATCCTCGTACATAGGCATTTGGTTATCTAACAGTTTATATTTTTGTGGAATAATTTCGCCAGTTTGTCTATCAATAACCCTAAAACCAGCAGGTTCAGAAGACACACCCGATAGTCCATCCATTAACCGTTTTTCAATTTCTGTTTCAGACACCCCTGCTGTGTTGGTAATAAAGTTTGCTTCATGTAAACCATTCTCGATTAACACAGATTCAATTGGTGTCATTGAGCCACGTTTTTCAACATCTTGTAACAAATTTAAAGCAACCTGTATTTTTTCTGTAAGTACTTTGTCTTGATTACCTACACCAATTATCGGCGTGCGAAGCGACGCCGATAATGTTTCTCTGGTTTCAGCCATTGTTTGCTGCCACACATCAGTCGCAGCCGCTCGTGTTTCAATAGACCTAAGCCCTTGAATATTTGCATTTACTTTTGCTTGTTTTTCTGCTTTAAGAATTTCTTCCAATGGTCTAACATACGGTTTAGCCGAAGGTAAATTAGTTGGGTTTGGTTCCGGTACTTCCTTACCAGTTGCTTTCAAATTTTCCATATAACTCAAATTTGGGTCATAACCAGAAACAGGTTCGTATCTTGCCATGTTTTCAGGAGTTGCCGGCAACTGACGCAAAGGTTCACCAGTGGCTCTACTTAAATCTTGAGACTCAGTTCCCGTAGGGCCAAAAGAATCATATATGTTTTCATCCGTACTAGGAACATCAAGAGGGCGTTCATAGTAACCGCTAGATGGGTTTGCTACGCTTGAAACCTCACTTGTTGGTGTTGCATTTGCGCCTTCAATATATTGTGTTTCTGGTTTTACAAATCTTTTTGCTTCAAAATATGCAGCTTCAAAATCAGGGTTATCAGCATAATTTTTAAAATATTCCGCTACTTTTTGTTTTTCTCTAATATCCAATGTTGTCCATTGCATCATTTTGTCTGTATACCATTTATCAATATTTTTTTGTTGTTCAGTAGTTCGTGCACGATTACGAATTGATTTCCAACTAGATTTTATTTCAGCACTTTTTTTATTTGCAATTTTTATTTCATCGACCGTAGGAGCAATTCTAGGTTTATAACTTGATGGTTCAATAACAGAAAGAATACTTTCTCTTTCTCGAATAAGATTAATAATCTTATTCTTTGTAGTGTATGGAGTATCAATTTTTTCTATTCTAATAGTGCGAAGTATTTCTATTTCTTTTTTAATTTGTTCAACAGATTTTGACTCCAATGGAGTTCTTAATACATCATCAATACTTGCTGCCATTTTATTTAAACCAGAAACTGAATTAGTATCCAATGTAGCTATATAATTATTTAAATTTTCAAGTGGACCATCCAAGATTTCCTTAGGAACTTTAACTACTCTAAGATAATATAAATAATCACTATTGTTTGGTGTAAAATTTGTTCCTTCAATTTGTATGCCTTGAACACGATTAATTTTACTACCCTTCCTAGAACTTCCCAAAATAGGTTTATCTTCATTAAGTTTTGGTCGATTTAAATCAGTAAAAGGTTCAAATTGGTCAGTAGCACTTAACAATTTAACAGTTTCATTTCTTTTAGCAACCAAAGCTTCCATTTCATTATCCAAATTTGTACCAAAACTTGAATCCCAATCATTAGCTTGAACCAACTCCGCCTTACGCATGTTGCTAGTAAATTCGGACTCTGAAAGAGCCGAATGAATTACGCTTACAGGATTTGCTTTATTTTGTTTTGAATGATATAGTTCGAGAATTCTTTTATTTTCATCTATTGTTGATAAAAATTTATTTGAATCCGACTTATTCCACGCTGTTGTAACAAAGTTTTTGCGAGAAGCAACTCTTGTTTCATTAGCAATAGCATGAGTTTGATTTTTGTAAATATAATCAACAAAAAGATTCATTCTTTTTTCATCAGAAATATATCCAGCATTTTTTGCTAATTCTTCTGGAGCAATTGCTGCCATAGTTGCAGGTTCTCTTAACCACATAAGAATAGAATTGATTTCATCGTCTGGCATATATGTTAAATCTTGTGTGTTTATTAAAGATGACCATTTGCCTTCACTAACGGACATTGGCTTACCCCTATGCAACAATGGGGGTGCTGTGTTGGCTAATGACCAGTCAACTGATTCTCCATTTATGTTAGATAAATGGAGAAGAAGGTTTGCACGTTTTTCTACAGCTTTTGCTTGTGGATAAAACTCATTTTCTTCCATGCTAGTTATTTTTGCTTCTGTCCAATGCGGTTTTGTTTTTGAGTCAACCACATCTTCTATGTTTGGTACAAGTGTTCTTTGTGGTACTTCGCCCAAGTTTGTAGCTTTGTCAACAACCAAACTTCCTTTTGGTTGTCTAAAAAAGTTTTCTGGAGTTAATGATAAATATTCTTGTTCAAGTTTTGTTGCTTGAGATTGTATTCGAAGTATGTATTGTCTTTGTTGATTCACTTGTTCTAACAAAGACAATTTAGACGCTTCGCTTGCTTTGTCAATATGCGTAAGCATTTTAATTTTTAAAGTTTCGTCCATCATGGATTTAAAATCCATATATTTAACTTTATTTTCCGACAAACCTTGCACTCCGGAAAGAAGTTCTCTAAATTTCTGCGTTTGTTTTGTGGAAAATTTAGAATTTTTTTCCAACACATGTATAGCTATTTCTATATCGGCATAAGTCATAATTGCATCTGGATTACTAAAAGGAATTTGATTTAAAAAAGTAAGATAATTTTCGTTTTCGTTAAAGAAAGCTTGAAGAAAACGTTCGCCTACACCGTTTTCTTTATACTGAGGAAAAGATTTGTAAAACGCTGTTTCTAATGATTTTCTTGAATTAAAGTTAACTACAGAATTTTGAAAATTTTGTATAGCATTATTATGGTTTGTAACAAAAGTATTAAATGCTTCTTCTTTTTCTAAAAGTTTAGCGCGAATAGGCCCTTGATTACTAATTCTGTTTCGATACTCTTGAGCTTTAACTTTTATTTCTTTAAGATAATTGTTAAAACTACTTTCTAAAACAGAACCATTTTCTGTTTTATATTTTTGAAAAAACTTTACCCGTTTTTCTAAAACAGATTTTATTGGTCCAGTTTTAACATTTCTTGCATGTTGCACTACTGCTGGGTTTTGCGCAAGAGTTTCCTCAGTCTTATCGGCTTGTGCAAGCCAAGATGATTTTTTTTCAGGTTCTCTAAATGCAACAATATGTTCTAAATCTTTTGTTCTGTTATCGTTTAAATTAAGCAACTCTTGTGTAAGTTTTTTATTTTCATTTGAAGGTTTGCTTAATGTAAGATAATGTTTAACTAAAGCATTTTCTACATATTCAGTATCAATAATTTCGTCACCATTTACTGTTTTGGGAAAACTTATGTTTTCCATAGCAAATTCTAATTTTTGTTTATTACTCATATTTTTATATGGTGGGTATTGTGTTAAATAATTATTTTCTTCTATGGAAGAAAATAACTTATTTAATATACGTAATTCAAATTTATCAGTTTCATTTTTGCGAACAAAATATTCAGTATGTTTTTTAAAAATATCAGCTATTTGGTTATCGCTAAGAGTTCTACCAGCAGCTATTTCAAGATTAATTTCAGCATACGCACTTTGATGTATTAACACATCCTGCACAGCATGTGAAGCCTCTACAGTTCGTAGTTGTCGTTTGACAGCATTGATTGGTACAAAATTTTCACCTTTTTTAACATAACTTTTTTTTGCAACATCAAAAACATATAAAGGAATTAATTCAGATGTTTCTTTTGCTTTAGCTATTTTGTCTCTAGCTTTATCAATAAGTTTAGGTATTGTAGATAGTCGTTCTTTTTTTAACTTAAGTTCTTTGGCAAATTGTTCTTCTTCTGTTTTTACTGTGTTAGCAAGTCTTTTGTCTACATTTTCTGGAGGACGATTATAAACAGCGCCATATTCTTTTGGTGTTTGAGGTCCTTGCGCGATATCATCAAGTTGTTTTTTAGAAACTTCATCAAGTTTGCTATATGCTCCATCAAGCGTATTATTTAAATTAGGCAAATAAGCATCGTTGCCATTTTGTGTTTGCTGAATTACCTCTAAATGACTTTTTTGATTTGGTGTATATTGTATATCTGGTTTTCTAATAGAAACTGCCGTAACTTGAGGTTCTGTTTGTCTCCAAGCATTTTGAACAATTTTTCTTTGTTCGTCCACAAGTTGTTGATGTTCAAGTGCAAATTTTTGTAACAATTCAGCATTGTCTAGGGATTCTGGATTAGCAGCAATAGCTTTAAGTTGGTCATTTAAATCATTGCGTCGAGTTGTAATTTTTCCAAATGGACTATCGGGTCCATTATTTTCTAGTTGTTCGCCAAATATTTGCCATGATTTATTAATTTTGTCGTTTTGTTCAACTACATCATTTATTACATTAGATATATTAACTCCTTCCATAGAAGGAGTTAATATGGCGTTACTCATCTTGCTGGTGTTTACATGGATTACATTCAAATCTTTTGGCAACTTGTCAGCATACATAGCAGCATGTTCAGCATCTATTGGAAGCATCTGGTCCCAACGCTTCATATATTCAGGCCCGTTACTTAAAACATCTCCCATTAAACCGGCAACACCTTTTTGTTGAGAATAGTGCCGAACATATTTTCCTAAAATTGCTTGTATGTCTGTTTCAAACAAATCGTAAGTCAACGAAGGTTTTAATGGGTCAACAGAATTGCGAGCCATTTGATTTAAAGTAGTATGGTTAATGTCTTCTTCTTTTAATATGTGCCCAAAAAAGTTGTCGCCTGGCTGTGTTGAGCGTCCTCTAAAACTTGAAGCAGTTCTTTGCGAATCAGATAAAGGTTGTTTACCTATTAATTCATCAAATTGTTCTTCGCCAACTCGGATTCTGGCTTTAATGGCATCGTCAGATTCCATTAAAGGAACATAACTTCCTTTTTTGCGTAAAGGATAATTTGGGTCAATTGCCCTAAAAGTATTATCAAGGTCATCATAAAATGCGTCAAATAGATTCCGAACCGATTGAGCAGCCAACTCCAACGATGGACGCATCGATTCATCAACTACCTCATAAGGTTGATTTTCAAGAACTTTATGCAAAATATTTTTATGAATAGTAACATTTCGGTCCTGCATAACAGGCCAAGCCATCTGTGTTGCATTTTCGGTAGCTTTAGCAGCAGCCAATCTTTGTGCTTCAGTAGCATGCAAACCAACTATTGCAAAATCTGCTTCCTTAGGAGTTAGCGTTCCGTTAGCTAAACCAACTCTCCATTTACGAATCTGGTCAGGTCCAAGGTCAGCAATATTACCAACTCCTTCCGGAGTTTTAATATTGTGTAAGTATTGTCCAGGATTCAATTTGAATTTAGGGCTAACAAGACCTAAACGGGTTTTAGTTAAACCACGTTCAACAAATTTTCCAATAACATCAGAACCAGGAACTTTTACTCGACTACCAAAATAGTAAATACCAGGACCTCTAATACCAATGTCGTCTGCAAGAAAACCTGGTAAAGCCTGTTTTCCTTTAGCTGCAATATCTTTAACTAAAGTTTCAATTTCATTATCTGCAAATTTCATGCCTTCGGCTTGAAATTTTTTTAATCGTTGTCTAGCCAAATTGGCGAGCGCTTCTCGTCCTTCTCGACCACTAACATTTTTTAAACCACCTAATGCGGCACGTGTAGTAAGAGCTTCTCCTGCTTCGTTTACAGCACCTTTAACAACTGCTTTAGCGCTCACAGTGCTACCAAGTGTTGCATAGGTTAGCGGGTCTAGTGCAACATCACCTACAAAACCTATTATCTTGCCGCCCCATCCACCCATTGGGAACGCTGTACCAAAACCATATGAAGCGTTTTTGGTTTGTTTCCACCAGTCACCTAATGATGCGTTTGTGTTTGGGTCAGAGTCCAACACATCTACAAGTTCTCTAACGCCGGATATGACTGCTCGACGTGGTGTGTCTAAAACTGTTAATGGTTTTAAAACATTTCCAAGAATTGATAACGGAGTTGAACTACCTTTTGGTGGAGCAACTGGAACAGTTGGTTGTATTTGTGGCAGTTTCCAACCACTTGTATTATTTGAAACAGGAACTCCTTGACTAATTTTGTTTAACTTATCAAGAAAAGAACTATTATCTTGAACCATTAACTTCCTAAAACTTGTTGAATTGCTGGATTAGCCAACAATTTAGGATTACCCATTACTTTCATTAAAACAAGTTTTTTTATAATGTCTTGATTTGATTTGTTGCTTGCTGTGTTGGCAGAATTTGCGTCAATTTGTTGTCTTCTGTTTTCGGCAACCATTTGAGCAATAGTTGCCGATTTGGCTGCATTCATTTTATTAAGAGCCAAAGTAGAATTAGTATTTAAATCTACAATATCTGCAGAACTTAGTTCGTTAACATTTGGAATTTTTGATTTAGTTTGTTTAGATGTTTTATCAAGACCCGGTATTGGTATTTTGCCGGGATTTTGATAAACAGGATTTTCTAATGAACTTTTTTGATATTGAACTGGCAATTTTTCATTTTGTGCAGAACGAAGCATTTCGACCCATTGACGTTCTGCTTGAGTTTTTGGTTGCCATTTTTCTGATTTATTTTTTACAAGTTTTCCATCAGCTCCAACAATTTTATTTCTATTAGCAAATCTAATAATAGAATCAAGAGGCAAAGCAATAGGAAATAAAGGTATTCCTATACTAGGTTTTCCAAGAAATTTTTGAAGTTTGGTTTGGTCTTGGTTAAACAATCCTTGACGTTTTTCCCCAGGAGCTAACTCTTTAGCTAACTCTTTTGATTTGTCAACTATTTGATTAAGTCCTAAAGTTTGCCCAACAGAACCCGCAGCGTTCGGTCCACCAAGTTGTGCCAAAGTAGCATCATCAATTCTGTTGTAATCATTTGGGTCGCTTACACCAAATTTAGTGTAAGGACTATTTGTTAAAGAAGCCTGTTTAGCTTCCAATATTTTTGAATTAGAATTAGTAAACTCACTATAAAGTGTGTCACTTAACTTTAACAAATTTTTTACTTGCTCATTTTTAGAATCCGTAGGAAGACCCTGCAACGCTAGTTCTTCTTTAATTTTTTTCTTTACTTCAGTTAACGGGATGCCTTGTCCAATTAGTTGCATTATTTTTGGTTCGATGTCTGTATCTTTGTAAGTATAATTAGCCATAGCTGACCACTGTGGAGCATTAATTGAACGAATCAAATTTTCGTTCACTGGTTTATTTACTGGCATGCCTAACATTTGCGACATTATGATGTCCTGAATAGGGTTAATGTCGCTTTGTGTTACACCCTGTTTTTTAGGGCCAATAGCGTTTGCTATAAACATTTGTAACATTTGTGGGTCAATATTCTGGTATTGCCCAGGGTCGTTCATGCTCATATTTTTATAATCCTTTTGTTACCTTATTATCCACGTCGAGCATTAAGCGCTTGAAGTAATTCGTATGGGTCTACTGTTTGACCAGCGTTTGATTGACTGGTAGCAAGATTTTGTAACTGAATGTTTTCTAATGGGTTTGCGCTCCACGGCACAGGTTGGTTAACGTCATAAGATGTAGATACAAAACCATTATTATTGCCGCCAGTCGTAGGTGCTACAGGTGCTACAGGTGCTACAGGTGCTACGCCTCCGCTACCAGTTTGACCACCAGCCGCAGCTAATGCTTGCGCCAACTGTTGCATTTGAGCATTACGGGAAGACTCATTAGCCAATCGTTGTTGATACATCTGTTCCTGAATTTGGCGCATAGCATCAGCTTGCGCCATTTCGGCTCGAGTTTGATAACCGGCACGTTCTTGTCCAAGAGTAGTGTTAAACAGGTTTTGTCCCATGGCGCTTTCGGCGCCACGCGACGAAGCGCCACTTTGAGCAATAGAACTAAGCAAGTTAATAAGATTCTGATAATTACCAGCCCCTTGTTGAGCCTGTAATTGGTCGGCCTGTATTTGCCCCTGCACAGGTTGGTCAGACACACCATACGCGCTTAGATACTGTGTAAGGGCATCTGGGGCGCTACCTACGGTTGCGTTCATCCCGGCATAGGGGTTGTTTTGGTTTGCTCCTAGATAGGCGTTTAAGGCATCATAACCCTGATTACCCAAACCTTGAGCAGCGTCATAACCTTGATTAAGGTTTGTTATTGCATTACCATAAGCACCTTTTACGGCGTTTTCGGACACAGCGCCTTGGTCGCCAATCATTTTTAAAAGAGCATCAAAACCTTTATTAGCGGCACCAGAATCGTAGTAACCTTGTTGAGCAGCAAGAGCTTTTGCTGCTTGTGCAGCAGAAACAGCATCCTGTTGTTTTTCGTAATTAAATTTATCTCTAGCTAATACATCACTTGCTTTATTTCCACTACCACTACCACTACCACTAGATAAAGCGCTTATTAAAGAATTCATATCAAAACCTGATGGAGAAGTATTTGTTTGTGACGGAAACAAATTATAAGCAGAGTTAATTGTTGGGGTAGAATTTGGATTTATAAGTTTGTTAGTGTTTTGGTCAAAATAAGTAGCATAATTTGTAGCCATTTGGTCAGAAGGATTACTAATTAATCCTTCTGCGGTTTTACCAATACCAGGTACAGCTACACCCATTTTTGTTGGGTCCCAGTTTGTAATTTTTGTAGGGTCCCATTTTGTAACACCTGACTGCGTAACTGTATTTCCAATAGGATTTCCCATTGCATCTGTAGCCATTAAACTGCTCCTACTCTGTTGGCAAATAACTGACGAGCAGCATCAGCAATAGTTTGTGCCTTCTCTGATTCCATGTCAGCTAACTGATTTCTGAACGCTTCAAGTCGTTGGGCTTCAGTCAAATCGTATGCACGATTTGATTCCATTTGTCCTTGGTCAAACTGTTGCAAACCCTGAGCTCGCTGTTTTGCAAAGTCTTGCAAACCAGCAGCAAAAATACCTGACTTAACATTAGGGCCTTGAAGTCCACGTCGAGCATAACCAGCAGCAATCTGAGGCTGTGCCTTGTCGTATTGTTGCATCATGTTTGTTCTGTCGCGTGTACCACGCTGTTGAGAAAGAAAATTAGCGTACGCATTCATCGCACCCGTAGCTGCATACTGTTGCGTATACCCACGCCTGCGAGCTTCGTAATCGGCTGGATTATATGCCATTACTTAATCCTTTGATACTGTTGTCTATCGTTCTTGCTTACATCAATTTTTAGTTGCTCAATCTCTTTACCCATTTTGCCAAGCTCTTGAGATAACGAAAAAAAGATTTGTTGCAAAGTACGTGCATCAGTAGTCTTCAAAGCATTGATTTGTGGTGGAGTCCAAACAGTCATCAGCCAAACACCTGCGAACCCAAAACCAATTGGTCACTGTCACCAGCAACACCACTAGTACCATTAGCTGCCGCAGTAATACGACCCTGCTGGTCAACAGTAATACTTGCTGTTGTGTACGAACCAGGAGTAACAGCGGTGGCAGCAAGCTTCGCTGCTGTCACATTGGCATCTAGAATCTTTGCGGTAGTTACAGCGTTGTCTTGTATTTTGGCTGTAATGATTGCGTCAGTGTTAATGTTGACGCCAGTTTGCAATGCGTCCACAAAGTTCTTGACGGCGGTGAAGTTACTATTAACTTCACCTGCCTCAGCAACAGTTGCGGTAGTAAATGTATACGGTACGGTAAGAGCCATTAGCCTGTCATCTTTCGGTTGTTGTATTTATAAGCAATAGAGTCAAAACCCCAGTCGTTGCCAACAGGGCCAGTAAATAATAATTGAATAGAACGAGCTAAACCAAGAGTTGAACCATGTATAACTTGCACACCAATTGATTTCTTGCCCCACAAACCAGCACCCCAATTGCCACTACCCCATAACATGCCACTACCGGAAGCGCCTAACGATGCGTTGAACTGTTTGCGCTCCGAACCAGAAGACTCTTCATAATTGTGAAACACTTTTATATTAATAAGTCGTGCTGTATCAACTTGCTTAAAAGCAATGTCTGGTCTGCGAAACATTTTTTTTTGAGCATAAGTTTTGCCATCAACCCAACCAGTTCTATAATAAGAAGTAAAACCAGTTGCGGTACCAGTTATGTTATCTTTTTCTTCGTTATATAAATCAACTTTAAGCACATAAGGTTGTGTTGGATGAATTAACAAACGATAGTTATCATTGTTTGAATCAGACCAATCTATGCCACCAATGACACCTTTGCTGTCATGGGTGGCAAATTGCATGTATGTGCCTTTTGGTCCAATCGTTGGGTCAAAAACAAAATTAACAGTTGGAGAAGTTGCAGCATTATTTACATCGTATGGTAATGCCAACCAAATACGACGACCAACATAAGAAACGCTATAAGGTTCTGTACTTAAGGCACTTAATTTTCTATCAAGCACAATAGGGCGTATTGGTGCATAAATATCTTCAACAGAAGAACCATTATAGTAAAACAAACCTTCTGGAGTTGAATAAAAAAACACTCCTTGTTCTGCTGTTGCAACACTATTTCGACTAGATGCACCAAGACTAGAGGTTAATTCAACAACAGAAAAGTTTGCAGTTTCTGTACCAACCAACAAATAGATGGCATTAGTTTTAAAAATAACTAACTGACCTTGGACAACAGCCAAAGCATTAATCCCACTGCCACCACCCTTGACATCAATGTAGTCGTCTTCTAGCCAGTCTTCTGGTAAACCTTCGTGCGACCATCGCACTCGGTCAGGATAAGCTGTTCCGTTTTCTTTTGTGTTCGCCACAAACATTTTGTTTGCGTGCACAATGTTGTGTTCTGCTTTTGGCATATAACCACCAACCGGACTTACTAACGCTTGCCATGTAGGTCCGGATGCTGTTAATGCAGTTGCGTATGTGGAACCTGTAGTCCATTTGTATCCTGCTGTTCCTGTTGCTCCTGTGCTGATATACAAAGTGTTTCCCCAGTTGGCAAACGACGCGCCATCGGCGTTAGCCGTGGCGATGTCGTTGCCAGATGAGTAGGCAAGCGTTGTAAAGGCATTGCCAGTGGAGCGATAAACTTTTGTACTATTAGCCAACATAACTGTTGAAGTGTCACCATAAAATGCGTGCAATTTGTTTGGAGCCCAAGTACCAGCAACAGCTGTTGTATTTAACCGTTGCATAGCACCACGACTAAATACGCCACCTCTAGGGTCAATCTCAACATTCAGCATGTCAGGTGACTCGTTACGGGCCAACTGAAATTGGTCGGCTCGAAGATTCAAGCCACCAGTAAAGTCGTCGTAGCGTTCAAGAATTATTTGACTCATTAACTGTAGTTCCTTAAAGTTTTACCAATAGTTTGCATCCATCGACGCATAGTAGGATATTGTGTACCACCAGATAGCAACAAAGGCCGTGCGCTAGGTGTTTTCATCAAGTCGCGACGTGCCATAGCAACACCTTCCTCAAATGATTTTAAGTACATTTGAGAAAGCTCAGGGTCTTCCTGACGCTGATAAACGCGCGAAAGCACAAAATACACAAGCAAAATGTGAAACCATTCATCACAATCAATTGTTTCAGTAATGGTTGTTAACCATGTATAAACGGGATTGCGGTAACCACGCAAAGTAATTGGATAAACAATATTTGGTTTTGCATACAAATGTATGGCACCATCCCATATTGCGTAAAAGTATGGACGCATAGCAACATCTGTTGTACCCAACCATATTTCCTCAGCGTTATCGTAAGGAATCATTGTTAAACGAACACCAGAACTAGATGTGTCTATTAATGAAATAACTTCTCGAATATCTCCAATAGCGGATATTGGATATATTCGTTGATTAGCAACAGTACTAAATGTGTATGTTTGTTGGTATGTGGGCCAACGGCGTTCAAGCACAATAATGCGTTGAAATGCTTCTTTTACAAAATCGTCAAGAACTGCGTTTGGTAGGTCCGTGGTATCTAGGTCCGAAATGTTGCGAACCATGAGCCGAACGTCAGTAAGGCTCATTCCCATTAGACTTGACCTGCACTACGTAAATGACCCATGCACAAATCTGTGCCCTTTGCTTTTCGACCTTCACAGGTGTCATCATTGGCGGAACAAAAGTTACCTCGCCCTAGATAAGGGGCACTTGCTGACGCTAATTTAGACCCCGGCACATTTGCTGAAGGTCGGATACCTTGGACTGGAGTTCCATAGTATTCATGGGACAATTGTGCGTTCTTCATCACTACCTGTCCTTTTCGTTACTTGAGATGCGTCCAAAAAGGGTGGACGCACCCCAAATTACGAATTAATAATTTCTAAGGCGCTATTTTTGTAGGTTTAACAGCCCATGGCCCAGTAGATGACTTAGTGTTTTTCATCAATTTTTTTAAATCTGCTTCATTTTTATCAGAAGCAATACGATATGCTTTTCGTCTTGCTATTTGTTCTGCCGTAAGTGGTTTGCCAGAATTATTTGTGTAACCAGCATCTTTTTTCTTAGGTGCACCAAAACCCTTACGAGATACATCACCTGACTGAAACTTCTTACGCAAAGCAGCTTTGTCAAGTGTTTTACCACTCTTAGCGGCTTCTGCCATACGAGTCTTAACATAAAACTTTTGTGCCGACATACCAGACGCTTTACGAGCAGTCTGACGTGCAGCAACTTTAGCTTTGGTGTTTGGACGTTTTTTGCCGCCCATGCCTTGTTCTGGTGGTGGACCATCCAAATATGCCATTACATTTTTCCTTTATTATCATGATTGGGTGAGGGGCTTTTATCCCCTCACCCAATAGTTGAATTACTTTCGGTAGATACTTACCGTGTCTGCTGCAGTGAACACACCAACAAAAGTTGCTGATGTTGCTGCTGCAACAGTTGCCATTCCTGCAACACCCAAAAGTGTTACACCGGAAGCACCAGCAGTCAATGTGATTGCGTGTGTAGCTGCTGCGACGTTAACAACAGTGAACTCAAACGAGGTCCCTGTTGCTTCGTCGGTAAGGCCCGCACCCAATTGTGCACCTGTTGGCGTTGTCAGAGTACGACCGGTTGTTGGTGTCATCGTGTAAACTACACGACCTGCACCAGCCAATTGTGCTGCTGTTTGAACGGTTGCAGCGTCGGTAGCGGCAACAATAGTTGCCTTCTCACGAAGAGCAGCCCATGTCTCAAGACGCTTGCGGGTAACAGCACCGTCTGTATCGTTTCCTAATAGTGGCATTATATTTTCTCCTTGTTAGTTAAGTTGATTAGGCGGTCTTAGCTGTCAATTTACCTTGCTTAAAACGGTTACGGACAGTTAAGTTTCCGTAGCACATAATAAGCGCATATCGAGCATCCAAGTCCTCTGGACGAATAAATTCTGTCTGTTGGAACCATTTAGCTGAGTGACCACACAATGTGATGTATTTGCTGTTTAGGAAAAAGAAGTTTCCTGCTGTGCATTGAACATCGTACATTACAGGAGCAGCTTTGAACAGAAGGTTCTGGAAACCAGCATCTGCTGTCTTAGTATCTGTATAACGTAGTTGTGGTTGTAGCAATGCTTCATACTTTTCAAACAATGTTTGAGTTGTAAGAAGAACGTCTGGATGGTCGTTACCAACAGAAACTGTGTTGTAAGCAGTTGCCATTTGGGCAAGTGTCAAAGCAGTTGATGTTGATTCCTTGTATGACTTCCACCATGTGTACGTGCTGGAATCAATGTTTCCAACAGTACCAGTGTTATCTACAAGGTTTGACAAACCATTCCAGTTTTTTGAACTGTTGCCAGTTCCGTCACTGAAAAACATTTGGTTGAAACCTTCACGAAGCGATTCCTCGGCTTGCATGATTTTGGCTTCCAACAAGTTGATAATTTCTTGCTCACCATTGTTCTTGGCTTCCTCAATACCGCTAATTGAGATAGAAGCAGCATACTGCTTCCACTCAAACTCAGCAGCTGTGATGCCAGTTTGTGGTGTTAGGGCAATCGTGTCAAAACCCGAGTACGAACCAACTGTGTCGTTGAGTCCGTAGATGAGTGGTTCCACGATTTTTGTGCCACCGTTGAGCATACGAATACGCCCTTTTTCCATCAACTGATAAGTCAGAGGACGTGCGGTGAACACGTTGTCGGTCAACGTCGAGCGATAGTTCGCAAGCGTTGTTGATAAAAGTGTGTCAAAATTACTATTTGGGGACACCATGATTGATTACTCCTGTTGTTTAGTGCTAGCCGTTAACTTGGCGTTGAGCCAACTCATAAGCTTCGCGTAATGTGGTTATGGGTTTGGAAGCAACGTCTGCGCTTTTTGAAGAAGCGCCCTTTGACACAACAGCGGCATCCCGTTTAGATTGAACAATAGCTTGTTCCTCCTCCGCTTTTTTGGCTTTCACCTGCGAAGTAGTTAAACTTTGTTCATATATTCGGTCAAACGCTGTCTGTTTATAGACGGCTTCCAGATTAGAATTGCCTGTAGCCAAAGCCTTAGCAATTACTTCATCTGCATCAAACGCATTACCATACTTCCGTGACAGAGACTCAACTGTTTTTTCCAAATCTCGCATTGCTTTTTCTTGCTCAAATGCTTTCATTCGGACTTCTAGTTGTCGGTACTGTTTTTCAACTGGGTCCAATAACAGTTCATCTTCAGATGATTGCTGCTCGTTTAACCCATAATGTTGTTTCAACAATTCCAAAGTATCGCCTGGATTGTTTTGCAAGGCTTCTTGCAAAGCAGCACCAAACTGTACCTGTTTCCGTTGCTCACTCAATTCCTGCGTCTTACGGGTATAGTCCGCTTGACGCTGGTATCCAGCAAGCGCCTCTTTCAGTGGCACATCAATTTCTTCGCCAGAAACGTTTAGCTTGACATTTCTGTCAGCATATTCGTCCCAAGAAAAATAATCTTTTGTTACTTCAGGGGCTTCACCTATTTCCGTGCTTACCTCTGCTTGTCCAATAGTTTCTGCTATTGGGGCTTCAACTGCACTATCAACGGTGTTATCATTACTCATAGAGTCCTCCAACGGTTTGCTCTATACCTAACGCAAAAGCGTTACATACCACCTTGAGTATTTGGCAAAGGTGCGCCTTGAGAAAGAAGTTGTGCCAAAATTTCTGGTGGAATATTTGATGGCATAGCCACACCACCCGTTGGTGGCATTTGTCCCAAATCAACTGGAGGACCCTGTTGCATAGGTGGACCTTGTGGTGGCATTCCCTGTGGTGGCATTGGTTGCTGTGGTAAAGGTTGACCATCAGGACCCATTCCAGGAGGTACAGGCATCATCGGTTGTGGAGTCACAAACGATGCTGCCCCACGAATACCAAAACCATACTGCAAAATGTATGTGGCCAACTTAGGCATATCAAGGATACCGGCACCAGCAAACGGAGCCATAGCGTCCACAACCTGCATAGCCATCTGACGACGAAACGACTCGTTAACAGGCTGAGTTGAACCACCCTCAACAACAAAGTCAAACTCACCTTGAATGAAATCTCGGTCAAAATTTAACCAAATAGGTTGAGCTTCCGAACCAACAATACGCACAGCTTGTTCACCAGTCATGTACTGTTGTGCAAGCATAATAAGACGACGACCACATTCACCAATACTCTTTTCGACAATGGCTAACTTGTCCGAGACACGGGCATTAGCGGCATCTTGAATGATTGCTGCTTCTGTGGCTGTACGACGAATCTCTGGCATTCCACCACCCTGATATTCGTTAAGTCCAGAAACTGAACGAATATCGTCAGAAATGAGTTGAGACTGATTATAAAACTCGGGCGGGTTAATAACTGCTGGCATTGGCACAATAATGTTGTTGATGTTATCTTCCGAGACAACAGGCACCATCACATTGTCTTCGTCGCTTTCTAGGGCGCTACGACCATCAGTATCAAACGCTGTTTCCTTGTATAGCCACTTACGGGAATACCGTTTACGGTGACTCATCATCTGTGTACGGGTAAGGTTCAATTCGTGCTGTAAAGGCTCAATTGCTTCCAGTTCACCCATTGGATAAAAATAGTCTGGCACATCGTAGTTGCGAATCATCACATACGGATGACCAAATGCAAACGGCATTTTGGTTGGTGAGACAAGGAATTTGTCGGAACCATCACAAAACACAGACATCGTGTTTCGGTCAATATCGTACCATTCCCAAATCTCTACATAGGCATCATTTTTGTCTGTTGACATTCGAGGGCGAAATTGGTCTTGTCCCCATTTAGAATAATGCGATGGTGACGCTTCCGCGCGAGCGGAAGAGTTATATCGTTTATCTTTTCTTACCTCATCTAAAGGACGGCGTACTCGTTGTGCTATCCAACGAATGTCATCAATAGATGTAGCATCAGGGTCAACATACATATCAAAGCACGATATGCGTTCAACAAAACCCCTGTCTTCCTTGATGATTAATTCTGACTCAACAGCAGCTTCAGGACCGGGTGTAACTAGTTCGTCATAAGAATCAAAGTTTGGTGTTTCATCTTTAGCTTTTTCTTCTTCAACATAACGGTAACCAGTTTTAACCCAACCATGTCCAACAATAAGAAAGTCTTTTACTGCACGACGAAACTCTGCTTGGCAACCATAATGTTGCCACCAATAGTTAATGATGGCTTCTGTAACAACTGCTTTGTCTGCATCTTCTGGACGCTTAGCGTTAACTGTAATTTTTGGATGGTTAATAGATACGGCAGGTGAAATAACGTTAATAGTTGCAAAAGCAATATTGACCAACAGTTGGTCTTCTTTAATATCGGTACGGTGATGTTTGCCTCGATACAAATCAATCAGACGACTCCACAAGTCGTCGTACCGTTCTTCTTTGCGCCAACGCCGGGATTGCTCTAATTTGTTGCGATACTTGGTTAAAAGTTCTGTGTTAGTTATTCGTGCCATCTTTGTCCTTTACGCCATCATGCCAACCAACATGGTTGTCAATTTTCTCGCCTATCCTGTCAACCTTACGACCAAGAATACGCATCAAGATTTGTGCCTCTCCATGCTGAGCGTTATTCTCTTTACGAACCTTATTCATAACTATCAATAGTGGCCCACTGATGATTGCTACAAGAATGGGAACCACAATTTCGGACATGTCATTAAATCCAATTTGTCACAGGCTCGGCGTTAATACCTGCCGATTTGGCGTCAGCCAATTGTTTGTCCTGACGCTGTTTAATTGTTGGACCATGAAAATCTTCTTTACCATAAGTAAATCCTAGATTGACGGTGCGAATGTGGCACTTAAAACAAATAGCACCCCTTCTAGGTAATTCTGGTGCATAAAATGCTGTTGAACAGCCAGTACAAGTTATGTTTAACATCAATACAACTCTAAATCGTTACTTTGCGAATATTATCCGAACCAATTGGTATTCGGCCAGGTTTTGTCACTTTGGGAATCTTTGTAGCCCACCAATCAAAAGTATTCTTTTTAACCTTCATCTCGGAACGGTACTCTGGTAACCAAACATACTTAAGCATCTGATTAGCAATAGCTAAAGACATAACCCTGTCATCATGCGGAGAACCATGCATCTTGCCGTTCTGTTCACGGATAAAAGTACGCAACTCAGCAATAGTGGCTTTGCACATAATCTCAATAGCACCATCACGCATATTGCCATTCAACTCATCAATAGCCAACGGCTTAGATACTGAGGTTGTGCGCCAACCCAAAGATTCGCTAATCGTTGGGTTGCGCTGACCCAAACGCCTTTGACGAAACATGTTCTTATAACCAACCCTTTGCAACCCTTTCAAGGTTGTTAACCCGTGGTTGTTAGACTCAACACCAATAAGACAATGGTTATACCACCAACCTAAAGCGTGTAGCACTTCTTCACCATAGATGTCTGCGTCCACATGACCATGCCAATGTGCGGCAACCATACCAGTTTCAACATTGATTACATGTGCTGTACTAAAGTCACCATGCCCCAAACCTTCGGCAACGTCAGCACCCATAACATAAACTTCTAAAGGTTGCGGAAACTCCCACACACAAAGCTCACCACCATCTTCACGGAACTCATACATTCCCTTGCCGGGGATTTTGTGCAAGTACCCACGATTAGGTTCCACAGGCTCGTACGCGCGTAAGGCTTCCAAATCAAACACAGGACGCCCAGAACGGATAAACGCTTCATCAGGGTCAGATGGATACTCTTGTGCCAGCTGCCAGTCAGGTAAGTCACGTTTCTTTGCTTCATACCATTCTTCGTCACGGTCGCCAGCAGACCAAGGGAAGAAGATGCCAGTAAACCTGTTTGTGTTGGTTTGAGAACCAACCCACAGTTCATGGAATATGTTGCCCTCACCGTTAGCCGTAGACAGACAGATGACACGACCGCCGACATCTGCGATGGGTTCGATAGATGCCCACGCTTCACTAGGGTTTGGTAGAAACGCCATCTCGTCAATGATTACTAAAAATACAGATTCTCCACGAGCAGGGTCATTACCAGAAGGTAGTGATTCCACAGCCGACTCATTAGCGAACACAATCTTTAGTTGATTATCTGATAACAACTCTGGTCCATGTTGTCGCATCCACACAGGAAGCATCTTGTAGCCGTACTTGGATTTCTGTAGCAACTTGGCTGCTTCACGCTCTGTGCGTGAAAGCATAACAATAAATCTGTCAGGCCAAAAGAAAGCCAACCAAAACGAATAAGCAGATGCAAGAGTCGAGAACCCTATTTGTCGTGCTTTCAGTACAATTGAGTATCTTGTGGATAGCCATGTTTCTATTGTTTCTCGTTGCGCGTCACGCAACTCAAATTTGATACGACCCCGCTCAGGGTGGCGTATCATCCAATAGTTGGAACAGAAATGTTCAAATGCCGCAACCTGCTCTTGCAGGGTTGCGTTCTCTGGACCTTTACATTTTCTCCATTCCTTCTCGTTGAGAAGGTCTGAAAGTTCCATTACTTCTTCTTTTTACCCTTACTCTTTTTCATTGCGCTATTCAACATCATTTTACCATTAGGCATTTTGTGCATAGCTTTTTTTCCCATAGCTGCTTCTTTTTTCTTCATTGCTGGAGATTCCATATTTTCTCCCATTTTGTATGCCATTTTTTTGTTAACCATAATTATTTAACTCCTTTTCCAAATCCTGTATCTGAACTGTCTAGGTAACGTGTGGTGACTGCAACAAATGCTGCAACTATAGCTATCGCATAAGTTTTCGGGTCAACATTATTAAGAGCAAGTAGAGGACTACATGCCACAAGGAGACTACGGACATAGGATTTCACCATCGCCTTTATTTGATTGTTTTTCATATTTCTCTTTCCTTCCGTTTCCGGAATACTAGTGTTATTAATGTAACTATAATAACGTTAAACGATATTTAGGGGTACAATACCGCAACTTAGGCAACATTTATACCGCAACTTGTGGTGCTTGAATCGTTCCATCATCACCGAAGAAACACTCAGGATTCAAACTCTGTGCAATAGCCATAGCCTCAAGATGTGTCATAGTTTCAAAGTTCCACTTGTCCAAACCTGTGAGGTCACAATCTGACCAAACATAGCCAACAACTGTGTTTGCGTCTTTCATAAACCCACCCCATGCTTGACCGCCACGACTACGAATTAAATCCTCTGGAGTTGTGCCTTCAGGTCGCTTGATTGTCCACTGTGCATATTTCATAATAGTTCCTTTACTTTTTCTTGTTGCGCTTGAATCATAGGTTGTAATACACCGATTTGGTCTAGGGCTTCGAGATGCGCCCAACCTGCACCGCCTGCCATCATTTGTAGATTGGCTTGCCTGCCGAGTCTCGCCTGCCAATAGTCAGGTTGCGATTCGTCTATTTGTTGGCGTGTGAAGTGAGGCATCGCATCATACATTTTTATTAAC